CTTTGCGGATATAAGAGCTGGTCTTATTGACATGGTTAAACAATACTACCCAGACATTTTTAATGATTTTAATGATGCCAGTGTAGGTATGATGTTATTGGAGCTTAACGCTGCGGTTGGGGATATGTTATCTTTCAACACAGATAGAATGTTTCAAGAAACACAAATTGATTATGCTAAAGAGCGTAAATCTGTTTTATCAATGGCCAGAACTTTTGGTTTGAAGGTACCAGGAAAACGTCCATCAGTAACCATAGTTGATTTTTCAGTTACGGTTCCAGTATTAGGTGACACATTCGATTTATCTTATGCTCCAGTGATTAAAGCTGGTTCTCAAGTAACAGGGGCTGGTAAAGTATTCGAAACCTCTCAAGACATAGATTTTACAAGTCCATTTACAATTGGTGGTATACCAAATAGGTTAATCATACCTAATTTTGATGCTAATAATAATTTAGTTAATTATACCCTAGTTAAAAGGGAGATTGTAATAAACGGTATTACTAAAATTTTTAAGCGTGTTATCACCTCATCTGATGTAAAACCTTTTTTAGAAATAATTTTACCAGACGATAACGTTATCTCTATCGATTCGGTAATTGCACTTGATGGTACTAATTTCACTAAAGACCCTAGTCCAGATTTATTTTTAGATTTGGAGTTAAAATGGTTTGAAATGGATGCGTTGGCCGAGAGTGACGTTTTTATTGAGGATAATTCTAGATTAAGTGACAATGCAGGTATTAGACCAGGTAAATGGATTACAGTTAATAAAAAATTTATTCGTGAATACACTGATTTAGGGTTCACTAAATTGATATTAGGTGGTGGTACACAAGATACTAGTAGTTTATGTGATTTTGATTCAAATCCAGCATTAGTTAATCAGATAGGTGACTTTATAAATAATCTTTCTTTGGGTGTAACCCCTACAGCTAATACTACTATGTTTATTAAATACAGAGTTGGTGGTGGTTCTGATACAAATCTAGGTCCAAATGTATTAAGAAACTTAGGAAATGTTACAATGGTAGTTAATGGTCCTAATCAAACGATTAATAATGCGGTAAAATCTTCATTAAAGGTTAATAATGCATTCCCAGCGTTGGGTGGTAAGGATGAACCTAGTGTAGAAGAGCTAAGAAATCTTGTTAGATATAACTTTTCATCACAAAATAGAGCTGTAACCATTAAGGATTATCAAGCTAGAATAGCTTTAATGCCAGGAATGTACGGTGTACCATTTCGTTGTGGTGTTTTTGAGGAACAAAATAAAATAAAAGCATATATTTTGGGTCTTGATAGTAATTCTAAGCTTACAAATAGCTCAACAACTACGTTAAAAGAAAATATAGCTACTTATTTGGCTGATTATAGAATGCTAAATGACTATGTTGAGATAACAGATGGTAGAATTGTCAATTTAAGTTTTCAAATTGACCTATATGTGGACAAAAAAATACCGCAATCTCAGATTATGGCTCAAGTTATTAACGCTGTAAAGTCATTTATGGATATTAATAAGTATGATATGGGTGATAGTATCTATATGTCATCACTTATAGAGACAATTAATAACGTAGGTGGTGTAATGAATGTAATTGATTTAAGGGTATACAATAAAGTAGGGGAAGGTAAATATAGTCTTAATGAAATATCACAGCCTTATATTGACAATGTAACTAGACAGATAGATATTTCTCAAGATTATACTCTATTTGGGGAACCAACAACTATGTTTGAGTGCAAATTTCCTGAGACTGACATACAAGTTAGGGTTAAGTAACCTTTCCTTATGTTTTAAAAATCGTTATCTTTATAAAAATTAAAAGTATGGGATGTGGAATATATAAAATACAAAATATAATTGATGGTAAAATCTATATTGGTAGTTCAGTTAATTTATCAAAAAGATTACAAAGTCATAAAATAATGTTATCTGGTGGATATCATGATAATAGATATTTACAAAATTCTGTTACAAAATATGGTATTGATAGTTTTATTTTTGAAATAATAGAACTATGTGGTGAAGATGAGTTAGTAAAAAGAGAAAATCATTTTATTGATTTTTACAAATCTAATGAGACATTATTTGGGTATAATTTAGCGAAAGTTGGTGATACTAGAAGAAACATTTTTAATCACGAGGTTAAAGTTAAAATGTCTAAAGTGAAAATTGAAAAAAATAAAAATTTTAATCGTTTTAAATTAATAAATATAGACAATGGTTTTGAAGTTGTTTTTGACAATTTAGTTGATGCGGCAAGATTTTTAATTAGTAATAACTTTACTAAGAGTAAAGAAAATAAAGTAAGGGATATGTTGTCAATATGTCTTAGAAACAAAATAGTTAATAACGGAACAAATAATAATGGTTCTATTAGAAAAACTATATATAAACACAAATGGGAAATACTTAACTAATATGGCTGGATGTAATTGTAAAAACAGTGCTCAAGCACAACAAATTAATGATAATAGAACAACAGGTGTAAAGGTAACTCATTATGCACTTAAAACGCTAGCGTTTTTATTAATGGTTGTTTTATTACCAGTCATTAACTTATTTCTAATCTATTTCATGTTTAAAACACTTGTATTAAGCAAAGAAGTGGATATTAAACCTTTATTACTTGCAATAGGTAAAAAGTTTAAAGATAATAGCGATGAAGATGACATTGATTATGAAACATTAACGCCAGAAGATGTTGTTATGGTTGATGTGGAAGATATAACAGGTAGACATAGATAATTAAATAATGTCAAATAGTATAAGAATACGAACAACACCAAATGGTGGTGATAAATTTTTAAAAGTAAAATTAGACCAAGATTTCGACTTCATTGAAATTCTTTCATTAAAGATTTCTCAAGAAGAAACATATAGAAAGTTTTGTTCTGATTATGGTGTTGTTGTTGGTCGTGTAATCATCAATAGTGGTTTTGGTGTGCCCAATGCTAAGGTAAGTATATTCATACCGTTAGATGATATCGATAAGGATAACCCAGTTATTAAGGGCTTATATCCTTATGAAGTTATTACCGATAAAGATAGTGATGGTATACGTTATAATTTATTACCTAAGAATAATGTAACTGATAATGAATGTTACACACCAATCGGTACTTTCCCTAATAAGAGAGAAGTACTTGATAATGATGATGCGTTATATGTTTACTGTAAGTACTATAAATTTACAACAACAACAAATCACGCTGGTGACTTTATGTTCTTCGGTGTTCCAAATGGAACTTACCAAGTACATGTCGATGCTGATATTTCAGATATCGGTATTGCATCGCAAAGACCTTATGATTTAATCAGTCAAGGTACACCAGCTAAAATGTTTGATAATCCAAACAAATTCAAAGGTGGTAGTAATTTAAACAGTTTAATTCAAGTTAAATCAGCAAATGCTGGTGTTAACGTACAACCGTTTTGGGGTGATACCGATAATTGTGAAATAGGTATTACTAGAATTGATTTTGATTTAAACTATAATATTAGACCATCAGCTATCTTTATGGGTAGTATTTTTGGTGACCAAGATAAACATTCAATAAACAAAAGATGTAGACCAAGAAAGAAACTTGGTTTAATGTGTGAACAAGTAACGGGACCAGGTTCAGTTAATATGATTCGTAAAACACTTGATGGTGATATTGAGTCATTTGATGTTGAGGGTGGCCGTGTAATTGATGATGATGGTACATGGGCTTATCAAATCCCAATGAACTTAGATTATATGGTTACTGATGAATTTGGTAATCTTATCCTTTCTGAAGACCCTAATAAGGGTATACCTACACGTGCACGTGTCAGATTTGATATTGGTATGGATGAAACTGGTGGTGAGGGTCGTCTTAGAACTAGAGCTAGATATTTGGTTCCAAATAACCCACAAAATACTGGTGAGATTGATTATAGTTTTGATGAAACCACTAAGGATAGTAGTTTTAGAGATTTATATTGGAATAAGATTTATACGGTTTCAAACTTTGTTTCACGTTTTCAAAGAAGGGTTAACCTAGATAAGGTTGGTACTAGAAGTATAACCGCTGTTAAAAGCGTTGATGAATGTGCTGGTGATAAAACACCTTTCCCGTATAATAAAGTTGATACTGAATTAAACCCTATTTTTTTTATTATCTGTTTAATCATTAAGATTATTGGTTTTATTGTTTATATAATAAACGCATTCTTCATACCAATTATTAACGCATTAATTACGGCAATTAATGCATTTATGAATGCAGTTATTTATGTTGTTTGTGATTTGATAGTTGGCGGTCTTAATAGTATTTCAAGTATTTTAGGTATTACTTTTGATTGCCCTCTATCATGGACTAATATTAATTATGTTCCATGTATAACCATTAAATGTCCAGCTGATGATGGTGACTTATATGCACCAGGTTGTGAAAGTGGTAGTCGTGGGTTGATTAGAGCTAATGAAACAGTTGGTAATGTATCTTATTTTGCAGGTGATGATTTTGGTCATCCAAATGGTATATCATTTCCACCTGATTTAGCTGGTATTGATGATTGTTTAGCGTTTGAAATGGCTAAGAACCTTGGTTTATTCCATTTTGATTTTTATAACGATTGGGTTAATGGTACGTTATTTAGTTACTTATTAAAATACAAAAAGAATAAGTATAAGCGTGAGGTGTTCTGTGAGTATGATTGTGAAGATTTTGGTGGTGGTGTAGATGGAAATAATAACGGACAAGCTGATAATAGTTGTCATACAAATCTTTTATTAGACACATGTTATTCAAATGGTAATGTTCATCAATTGTCTAGTTGGCCTCATTTATTAAGAAATAATCAAAAGAATTCTGAAGAATCGGCAGATATTAGAGAGGGTTTAATCAAAAAAGTTGGTGACGAGTTTTATTATGCTGCTACTACACATAATAATGCTTATAAATTATTTGCAACAGATATTGTTTGTGTTGGTTCGGTGTTTAATTGTGATTGGCAAGCAGTTCCAAAGCTTCAGCCATTATTAATTCCTACATCATATAAAGTACCACCAGATACTCAAGAGTTAGCTGATGATGGAACAACAGTTGAAGCTTGTGGTATGGTAGGTATCGGTGGTAACACTAGAGGTTTATTCTTCGAAGTTAATTGTACTGGTGTACATGTTGATTCTAGACAATGTTTAAACCTTAGACATATATGTGAAATGGGTGTCGAAATTGACCAAGCACTTGAAGACCCAATTACTGGTGCTATTATATCACCTTCTAATTGTCAAATTGGAATTAACGATATTGACGATGCAGGTGGTAGATGGTTTAGAGATGTATTTACTGGTTTAAATAGTGGTACAACTATGCCAATACCTTTAGTAATTAATGGTTATACTACTGATTTCAATCTTAATGAAACCCCTAATACTAGCGGTGTTTACAATTTCGCCTCACCAACAGATAACGGTGTTGACTATATTAATTTTAGAGGTTGGGTACCTTATGATGATAGTTCATATACACAACCAAAACACTCGTATTATTTCTATTTTGGTATCCTACCAGGTAAGACTGCCGTTGAGAAGATGAACCAAAGATTTTTCAATAAGTGTGTTATTAAAACTAATAATGAATTTATCATTCAAGCATCAGCTACACCATCAACTAACACTAATAATGGGACTATTACATTTACAGTTGTTGGTGGTGGTACCGCACCGTTTACATATAGTATTAATGGTGGTCCACAAATGCCATATACTGGTACCGTTACACTTTCACAACCAGCTGGTACATACATAATCACAATTACTGACGCTAATGGTAATACAACAAATACTACGGTTACTGTGGCTGGGCCTCCAGCATTATATGCTACTGTGGTAAAAACTTATGATAGTACTGGTTCAACTGCTTATAATGGTGAAATAGCTGTAACATCCATAAATGGTGGGTCTGGAACGTATTTTTGTAAACTAGAAGATAGTTTAGGTAATTTAATTTATCCATCTGTACCATGTGTGGCAACTCATTATTTTAGTAATCTAGCACCAAATTCTGGTTATACAGTTACAGTTGTTGATACTAGTATACCACAACAAAGTGCTGTTACTGCTAACATACCTGTTTACGGTCCAAATATTTTAACGGCTGCATCCACTAAAACAAATTTAACTTGTTTTAGTGGTAATAATGGTACAATCACTATTACTTCTTCTGGTGGTGTTCCACCTAAGACGTTTAGTACAACTGCAATAGGTTTCCCTACTTCATCGTTGACTAATTTAGTTAATTTACCATCTAATTTATATACAACGGTTGTTACTGACAGCAATTTAGCGACATTTACGCTTACAAATATTATTACATCACCACCACAGTTAATTATAATACCACCTGTTGCTAGTGAATTAAATAAACAGTGTGACCCTAATTTCCATTACATACCTGTTTATGCTACTTCATCATATGCAACATATCCTAATGGTGAGGGTTTATTAACGCCAGGTGTGATAAATCTTGAATATAGTATTGATGGTAACCCAAGTTGGACACCAACAGCTATGACTTATTCTAATTCAACAACACCATTAATGTTTGTAATACCTAATGGTTCAATAAACACAAACATAAGAATTAGGTATAAAAAAACATATTCAGCTGGCACATGTACTAGTAATATTTTAAACGGTACTAGTGGTATTCCATTATCTATGATTAAATTACCGACAGTTGCGTTAGCCGTAGGTAATGCTGGTACAAGTACCACACAATGTAGTGTTGGTACAGCAACATTTAATTTAGCAATAGCAAGAGACCCAGTTAGAGTACCAATTGATATTTATTATAGTTATAATGGTGTAACATGGAACTACTACGGTAATTCAAGTTCTAACTTTACGACAGTAACATTATCATTACCAGCTGGTCAGTTATACCCTAATACATGTAATGTATATTTCAAAGTAATTGATAACGTTCTTTGTGAATACACTACAATGGTACCTATTACTGCTGGTAAGATAGCAGCAACAGCTTTAGTTTGTAGTGTTACAACAACTGGACCTGATTTAAGTGGAAATGTTTTCACTAACCCAGATTATAATAAATATACACATACGGTTACTGCTAGTGGTGGTGTAGGTCCAACATATACAGGTATTGGTGTATTTAAAGATTATAACCCTACATATACGGCAACAACAACAGACACTAACGGATGTACGGCAACCGCAACTGGATAATATGAAAACAGAAAGAATACAACAAAGACTTGGTGTTGAAACATCTAAGAAATCAGTAAACACTGACACATATCTAAAAATTAATTTAGATGGTGAGCAACGTTTATTACCTCCAGATGAGATTAACCATATAGTTAATGTTGGTGACCGATTTAATGTTGAACGACAAAGGAGTACGTTTTATAGATTAATAGGTACAATAAACCCAACTATTTCAAATGTTTTGATGGATTTGACAGACAGTGCAGCGGCCAATCAATATACTTTAGCTGGGTTTAATTCAATTATTTTCTTAGACACATCATACCCTTTTGATAATGACACTCTAGACCCAACAGATTATACTTATCAAGATGCAATTAAAAATAAATTATTAGAGAAAGAAGGTTGGTTTGGATATTTTGACCCAGATATTACTAAACAAGGTTTATGTAATTGGATAGATATGGAACCTAAACGAGAAAGGTTTACATTTTTTCTTGATAGTAATCCATACCATGCTGTAGCAAATCAATTACCTGTTAAGAATTGGGAATTAACTGTAACCTATCCACATTCAATAGATAGCGGACATACTATGGTGAATGGTGGTTTAATGATTATTGAAGCTGTTCCAGTGATTGTTGCTACAAGACAAATGACAGCAATAGGTTTGGCTTGTCTTCATAATCTAGAAATTGGTTCTGTGGTTAGAATAACTGGTACTACAGGTTATAATGGAGACCATGTTGTTGTTAGAACAGGGTTAGATAATGGTGATTTGAAAGGTTATTATTTTGTTATCGATAAATTACCTACTGGTTCTATTAATAATAATTCTAGGATGAAACGTCTACACGCTGGTGTTGAATCATTATATTATTTTAGAAAATTCAAAAAAGTTAAGACTAGAAATATGCCAGTAATTGAAAATGATGATTATGAAGTATATCCTTTAGCTTTTAGCGAAAACTTATTTACTGACCCAATAGAGCAATTTGTATTTAATGAAGATATTAATATTAGTGAATTAAGGGATAACTTAAATAGACCGTTGAGTGAACTTTATTTAACAATAGTTAAGACATCTAGTAATGGTTTATTCAGTAAAGTTTCTTCAGGTATTGAAACACCTTTAATACCTGAGTTATTAACTAGTGATACAAATACTTGGTTACAACAAATACCAACAATAAATAGAATTCATATGAGTGGTGTAACAACACCATTTGTAAGTTCAGTTCCGTTAGAATCAAATGTTACTATAACACCAGCTAATGATGAATTTTATGGTGATTTAGTTGAATATAATCAAGCTGAGGTTAGGGAAACTGTATTGGCACATGTGTCACACAGATTTAATACTGTATCAAGAGAAATTGGTGGTACGTTAACGTACAATAATACTGTTGGGTCTTTAACACCAGCAACTACAACAATTAATCTTGGACCAAGACAAGAAGGTTATATGTATAAGGCTCATCATTTGATTAAAATTAGACAATTCTCATCATATATTGAGATAGGTGATAAATTTACTGAAGGTATACCAGATTACGCTGTGGATTTAGGTGACGGAAGATATTTATGGAGAGATTTATTAGATATTGGTTTTAATGAGAGTGATGACCAAGCATTAGATTATCCGTTTTTAAATGGATGTCATTATATGTACGACAACTATTGCTTTTCTCTTAGAAGACAAGACCCATTTGCACACTGGGGGTTGTACTGGTCAACATTCCCAGCTGACCCAATAGGTGATGCATTAAACGATAAATTTGAAGTAAAATCAGAAGACGATGTTTGTTAACGAACTTTTCGTAATTTATTAGATATTTATTAATAAAGTAAAATATGTCGGTAAAATTAAATACAAACGCATTTATTAATAAAGCTAATTTAGTTCATGGTAATAAATTTGAATATTCTGAAGTTGAATACGTTAAATCAAATAATAAGGTTAAAATTATTTGTCCAATACATGGTGTATTTGAACAAACACCAAATAATCATCTGAATGGTAGAGGGTGCCCTATTTGCTCATCAATGTCAAGGGTGTTAAAACAATCATCAAATACAAATGAATTTGTCACTAAAGCTAAAATAGTTCATGGTGATAAATTTAATTACTCAAAAGTTGAATACACCACAAACAAAAAAGTGGTAACATTGATTTGCAATAAACATGGTGATTTCAAAATTAAACCAAACGACCATTTAACTGGTGGTGGTTGTCCAAGATGTTCTGGTCGTGGAAAAACTAATGAGGATTTTGTTAAAGAATCTAAGATAGTTCATGGCGATAAGTACAATTATTTAATGATTGATTATTTAGGTACGCATAATAAGGTTAAAATTATTTGCCCGATACATGGTGTGTTTGAGCAAACACCAAATCATCATTTAAGCGGTGCTGGCTGCCCTATTTGTAAAGAATCTAGAGGTGAATCCAACATTAGAAAGTATTTGGAAAAGTTTGGTGTTAGATATGTTAAACAATATCGTTTTAAAGATTGTAGAGATATTAGACCATTACCATTCGATTTCTATCTACCAGATTATAATATGTGTATTGAATATCAAGGTGAACAACATTTTAAACCAGTTAATTATTTTGGTGGTGTTAATAAATTCAATACGTTAATTAAACGTGATTCAATAAAAAAGCTATATTGTGAAAATAACAATATAAATTTATTGTTAGTAAACTATTTAGATAATATAGAACTTAAATTAAAAGAAAATGTTCATAAATAGATACCAAATAAACCTTTCAACAATTGCTACTGGAACGACAGCAACAACTATTAATATTCCAATAAACATGGAGTTTCAAATTGTTGACCAAGCTGAGTTAATCCAAAAAGTTTTTGTTGAAACTGAAGTTGAGAAGGCTATTAACCCTATATTAGATTATGAGAAAGTAAGGTTTTTACCGCTTGATTTGGCTGGTAACCATATTGATAAGGTTATTTATAGTGTAAATCTAACTGGTTCAACATTTTATGGTCAAATAGGTTTTTCAAATGACGATATTAAGTACAAAAAAAACGCATTTAAGGAAACATTCTTAAATTTAGCGTTTTACGATACTGATAACCCATTAAATCAAAGGTTAATCACAAATATAACACTATATTCTGAGTTATCAAATAATGATTTATTACCTAGTGTTGCACAACAAATAATAAATTACGTTTATCAAGTAGGTATACCAGGTCAACCAAAACCAGCTAATGAGATACCATTAACCTTTACTCTTCAAAATCCTATATTAAATCGTAAGGGGTTTGCCGAGGGGTATCATCTTTATGACTATAAAGATGAGTTAGCTATAGGTGGTTTTAAGTATCTATATATGAGGGCTAGCTTTAAAAATGCTAAAACTGGTAAGTCAGTAAACCTTATGGTACAGAATTCACCAGCAGTTATTGATGATTTAGTACATTTATTATATACTAGATACAAATTAGTGCGTAATAACACTGGGTACTACTATGAAATTGATGATACATACCATGGGATAACAGGTGCAACTGGTCCAAATAACGTAACTTATGCTGGAAATAACGCTACAGTTAACCTTTATCAAATACAAGCACTATAATGGAAGTAGTAAAACGTAAAATATTAAAACTTTTAGGTGTTAATATGTATTTATTAGATATGAGAAAATTAACAACTGAAGAATTTATTGAAAAAGCTAAATTAAAACATGGTGATAAATATGATTATTCGAAAGTAAAATACACTAATAATAAGATTAAGGTAAAAATTATATGCCCTATTCATGGTGAATTCGAACAAACACCTAATTGTCATTTAGATAATCAAGGATGTCCTATTTGTGGAGATGCGTCGTTTATAGTTAAAAAAACATTAACAACTGAAGAATTTATTGAAAAAGCTAAATTAAAACATGGTGATAAATATGATTATTCAAAAGTTTTTTATAACAGTTACGATAATAAAATTAAAATTATATGTCCTCTTCATGGTGAATTTGAACAAACACCACATAGTCATATAATAGGGAGTGGTTGTAAATGTTGTGGTAAGGTTAATTCTAAATCATTGAGTGAAATAATATATTTGGCTAAATTAAAACATGGTGATAAGTATAATTATTCAGAAACTAAATACATTAATGCAAAAACAAAACTTAAAATTATTTGTAACAAACATGGTGAATTTGAACAATTGCACAATCATCATATTCTAGGTCAAGGTTGTCCTATATGTAAAGAATCAAAAGGGGAAAAGGCTATACGAATCTTTTTAAAAACAATTGGGGTTGAATTTATTAAACAAAAACGTTTTAAAAATTGTAAAGATATTCGCACACTACCATTTGATTTCTATTTACCAGATTATAATATATGTATAGAATATGATGGGGAACAACATTTTAAACCTATTAAAAGATTTGGTGGTGAAGAAGGTTATTTAAAAATAATAAAAACTGACAAAATTAAAACAGAATTTTGTGATACAAACGCTATTAAATTAATTAGAATAAAATTTGATGAAGATGTAAATGATAAATTAAGTGATGTATTCAATAATTAAACGTAAAATATTACTAGAAAATAGCACTGATAGACTAGCTAACAGTCCAAATTGGGGTGTTATGACTGCTTCTACCTTCTATGTTAATGTTTTTATAACACAAAACATAGATGATATGGGTATTTTTACTGATATTGATTACTTTCCAGCACAAGAAAACGTATCTAACCCACCAGATTATTCAATTTTATATGATAAATTGAGTTTAAGTGGTTATTCATTCCCATTTATGACGGGTGGAACACCTTCAACCATGACTGGAATCACTGGAACTACTCAATATGTGGTCAGATTAACAGGAAGTTCTGAAAATGACTACTATAATTATGGTAATTTACATATTACAGGTGCTACTGATAGTAAAATTGAAGATTTAAGGTCATATAATGGTGCTATTCCGTTCCAAGTAGGGTTCGATATGGAGAAAAACACCTATATTGACTACCTAGGTAATACAATTAGTGGTCATAGTAGGGTATTTTTGAGTGGGGAACCTACTACATATGTTTTTGATACCAAAAATAACCCTAATATGGGTACCCCACTACAATCAACTGGTTTATTATACCATGATTATAGTGGTAGGACTAGAAATGTTGTGATAAATGGGGCTACTGTAACTATACCATATAGTGATTTTGATTTTGTCGGCCAAGGTTGGAATGAAACTAATACTTCACTATCAGCATTGACAAAACAAGAGTATTTATTTGGAATAATTTCTCCACCAGAAGTTCAAAGTGATGTATTTATAGACAGAGGGATAACAACTGTTATGGATAGGCACTTAAAGATGTCAGAAATCACAAATTTAGGACAATTAGTGCGTTACGGAAACGGTTTTTATAAACTTCGTAAAGAATAAAATATACTTTGAAAAATTCATCATTATATTAATAAAAAACAAAGAAAATGAAAGAAGCAAATTTAATCATAAATGGAGAAACATTTGAAATAAAATGTAGCCGACCAACTCTCATGTTAGTTGAGGAACCAGCATATATTAATAGTGTACGTGTAGTTGATACAAAATGGTTACCAATAGACATATTTGAAGGTAATATTGAAAAACAATGTGATGAGTGTTCACTTATCATAGCTAATGACCATTATACTCTTTATGATGTAAAAATAGAGAATAATTTGATTACTTTTAAAAGAGCAAGTTTACAATAATGAAATTAACATTTACCGATACTGAAATTAATATGATTATTGAATTATACAATAACGATAAATTAAACACTAGAGAAATTGGTGTTAAACTTGGTATTAGTAATACACCGATTAAGAGAATACTTAAATCTCATGGTATGTTAAGAAAAGGAAATAGTAATGGTGTTAAAATTATATTAACCAGTGAACAAGAAGTTAAAATAAAGGAATTATATTTAAAGGATTATAAATCTTGTAATGAAATAGGTCAAGAGATGGGTTTAACCACATCATTTATTGATAAATATCTTAATCAGTGTGATTTTAGAAGAACTAGAAGTGAAGCAACTACTATAACTAAGACAGGTGTTAGTTTGTCACAAAAAACTAAAGATAACATGAAAACGGCTCAACAAAAATTAGCTAAAAGTGGAAATAGAAAACAAACAGGTGGTGTATGTAAAAACTTTACAATTAATGGGTTAACCTGTCAAGGTACATATGAGAAGTTTTATATTGATAAATTAATAAACGATGGGGTTAAATTACCAAAAGAAGGTGAATCAATAGTAACGCCATATGGTGTTTATTACCCAGATTTTTCATTTGAAGATAAGTTAGTCGAGATTAAATCTGATTATACTTATGATGTATTAGTAGGTATTAAAATTAGTCGATTCACCAAGAAGATTGAAACTAAGCAATATGAAAAAATAAAATGGGTTAATGAAAATGTTAAACCAATTCAAATTTTGGTGGTTGATAAAAGAAATAACAAATTTATAAATAAAGAAATATAATGAGTCAAGGAACATACGGTATAGTAAGACCAGCAGATATCACACCAGATGATGTGGAGATTTTTTACACGTTTACTCCTTCAAGAGATAAAAAAGGGACTACATTGACAAAATTAGACCCAAACGAGGTTTTAATTAAGTTAGATAACCCAAATAAAACACAATCTAACGTAACTGGTTTCGAAATATTTGGTGGTATGTATA